GAGCTGATGAGTAACGAGAAGTTTGCAGAACTACTACGTTCCAAGGGTGTAACACCCCCTACTAAAATCAGTTCAACTACCGGCAAAGAAGCCTACGCATTCGCTAAAACCGATGAGGCTTTTAAGAGCCTTGGAGCGCACGAGAATCCAGAAGTGCAAGCGTTGGTGGCCGCACGATTGGGCAACAAAAGTACGTTGGAGGAAACGCGCACTCAGCGGTTTATAGATATCGCGGGGCGTGGAACTCTGCCGGTTCCTGTGAGGTACTATGCAGCGCACACTGGTCGGTGGGGTGGGGATGACAAGATCAACCTACAGAACCTACCGAGCCGTGGGCCTGACGGTAAGATGTTAAAGAGAAGCATCACCGCACCTGACGGCTACACGCTGGTTGACTGTGATTCGTCGCAGATTGAAGCGCGTGTGCTGGCGTGGTTCGCTGGGCAGGATGATCTGACCGAGGCATTCCGTAACAAGGAAGATGTCTACGTCAAGATGGCTGCACGGATCTACGACATACCAGAAGATCAGGTCAGTAAACAGCAGCGGTTCGTCGGTAAGACTACGATACTTGGGGCTGGTTACGGTATGGGCGCAGTCAAATTCCAAGCACAGTTAAAGACGTTTGGTACAGACATAGAACTAGACGAAGCGCGGCGCATCATAAACATTTATCGTGATACCAACTGGCGAATCAGTCATGTATGGCGCGAAGCTCAGAACATGATTGCCAGTATGGAGCGCGGTGATACGGTGCAATTTGGTAAGGAAGGCGTAGTTGAGGTATTGGGGGATCGCTCCGCTATACGTCTACCTTCCAAGCTACTGATGCGTTATGACGATCTACATGGAGAGCAGAACGAGCAGGGTGTGGAATACACTTATAGGACACGCCGAGGCCGAACCAAGATATATGGTGGTAAGGCAATAGAGAATGTCTGCCAAGGCATCGCTCGTTGTATAATTGGCGAACAGATGCTACTTATAGCAAAGAAGTATCGCGCAGTGTTGACAGTACACGACTCAGTTATTGGGTGTGTGCCAATGGATGAGGCTGAAGAAGCTCAGAAGTACATTGAACGCTGTATGCGTTACGTGCCCAAGTGGGCAGAAGGGTTGCCGCTTGAATGTGAGAGCGGTATAGCAGTAGCTTATGGAGATTGTGAAGCATGAAGTACGTGGTTTTGTTTGTTGGTACGCCATACATGGACGGTATGTATAAAAGTATTGAGTCTGTGTATGAGGTGTTAGAGCGTCATAGGCGTAGGTTTCCTCATCTACGAATTGAATGGGCGCAAGTGTCGCCTAATTTCGTTTTACCTGATGATGTGTTTTGGGCTGACCACAAAGAAACTTTGAGAGCCGAGAGCGTAGTATCGGCATGAGTGTAGCGCCGTGGTCATTCAGCAAGGTTAAGGCATTCCAGCAATGCCCCAAGCAGTTTTACCACGAGAAAATACTCAAGCAGTATCCGTTCAAGGAGTCTGAAGCCACGCTGTATGGAACAGCTTTTCACGAAGCTGCGGAAGAATACATACGTGACGGTGGTGAACTAGACCCACGGTTTAACTATGCGAAAGGTATGCTCGACGCACTGAACGCTAAGAAAGGCGAGAAGTTGTGCGAGATAAAGATGGGGCTGACCAAAGACCTAGAAGCATGTAGCTTCTTTGACGGTAATGTTTGGTTCCGAGGGATTGCTGACCTTGTAATTTTGAACCGCGAAGAAAACCTTGCATGGGTGATTGACTACAAGACAGGCAAGTCGGCAAGATACGCAGACAAAGGACAGCTAGAGCTAATGGCGTTAGCTACCTTTAAGCATTACCCCGAAGTAGAGACTGTTCGGGCTGGCTTATTGTTTGTAGTGAGTAACGACCTGATACGGGATCGGTACACAACTGAAGACGAGGAAAGGTTGTGGGCTAAGTGGTTGGATAACTACAACGACATGGAAACAGCTTTTGAGAATGATACGTGGAACCCTAACCCAAGCGGGCTATGTAAAGCATGGTGCCCAGTGTTGGAGTGCCCACACAACGGAAAGAACTAATGCCGTATAAGAATAAAGCAGATCGCAAGAAGCAGAAGAACCCGCCAGTGGGTAGTGCCGCACATGAAGCTCGTATGGAACGACAACGTGCTCGTCGGGCTATGGATAAGGTGGGGCGTGATGCTAATAAGAACGGCAAGGCTGACAAACGTGAGGGGAAGGACGTTAGCCATAACAAGATGCTCAGTAAGGGGGGCAGCAATAGAGATGGCTACAAGGTGGAAAGCAAGAGTGCTAACCGCAGCCGTAACGGTAAGAAGCCAAAGCGAACGAGATAAGACCAAGGTATATCCTTACCTGTTTAGCACTTTCCCGTCAGTGTGGTCGAAGGCGGGGCTAATTTAGTTTGCGTGATTGGGGAAGACCCCTTTCACGCCTTTTTGCATGGAAGGGTAAATGAAGATTATAGAAGGGAAAGCATTACTGATGCGGCTGCGTAACCCACGTAAGGTCACTGATGTAATACCAAAAAGTAAGGAGCTATCAGGCAATCGTGTGGTAGTTAACTGGGGCGTAGACGAAACACACGTACTCAAGAATCTGAATATAAACGCGCCATCACCCATTGAAGGTAAGTACAGATGGACAGGTAAGTACAAACCATTTAAGCACCAAAAGACTACCGCAGGGTTTCTTACACTTCATAAACGTGCGTTCTGCTTTAACGAGCAAGGTACAGGTAAGACGGCCAGTGCTATATGGGCAGCAGACTTTCTGATGAACCAAGGGCGGATCAAGCGAGCGTTGGTGATATGCCCTTTATCAATCATGGATTCAGCGTGGCGCAACGATCTGTTCGACTTCGCTATGCACCGCAAGGTAGATGTGGCTTATGGCTCGGCTAAAAAACGCGCTGCCATAATCAATAGCGAAGCAGAGTTCGTCATAATAAATTATGACGGTGTGGAGATAGTCGCGGACGAGATAGCCAACGGTGGGTTCGATCTAATCATTGTTGACGAGGCAACGCACTACAAGAACGCGCAAACAAACAGGTGGAAAACATTAGGTAAGCTGCTCACTCCAGACACATGGCTTTGGATGATGACGGGTACTCCTGCCGCACAAAGCCCGTTAGATGCGTATGGTTTGGCTAAACTCGTTAACCCGAAGGGTGTGCCACGCTTTATGGGGTCGTTCCGCGATAAGGTCATGGTGAAAGTAACCAACTTCAAGTGGGTACCTAAGCACGATGCTACCGAAGTAGTGTTTAACGCATTGCAGCCAGCGATTCGGTTCACTAAAGAAGAATGCCTTGACCTACCGGATATGGTCTACACCACACGCCAAGTGGCTTTGACTAGGCAACAAGAGAAATACTACAAAGAACTTAAAGACAAGATGGTCATGCAAGCAGCAGGAGAAGACGTTACGGCGGCTACGGCAGCAGTTAACATGAACAAGTTACTACAAATAAGTTCTGGTGCCGTGTACACCGATTCTGGTGACACCATAGAGTTCGACATCAAGCACCGCTATAAGGTGCTGCGTGAGGTTATTGACGAGTCAAGCAAGAAAGTTCTGGTGTTTGTGCCGTTCAAGCACACGATTCAACTACTCACTGACAAGCTACGCAAAGACAAAATACCTACCGAAGTTATTAGCGGTGCAGTTAAGGCAGGAGAACGTACTCGTATATTCAAGCAGTTCCAAGAAACGGACACGCCCAGAGTGCTAGTAATTCAGCCACAAGCCGCTGCACATGGTGTAACGCTGACCGCTGCAAACACAGTAGTGTGGTGGGGGCCGACCAGTTCGGTGGAAACTTACGCGCAAGCTAACGCACGAGTGCATAGGGCGGGGCAAGATCACAAGTGTACCGTGGTTCAGTTACAAGGGTCACACATAGAAAGGCGCGTGTACGCATTACTTGATAACAAAATACACACACATACAAAAATTATTGACCTTTACAAGGAAATACTTGAGTAGCCCACGAAATACGCTTATATTACATTTCTCGGCAATGGAAGGATATAAACATGGCTGATGCAGCAGATGTGGGTGGTGTTCCGGTTAAGAAAATGACTGAGGTTTTCCTCAAAATTAAGGCTGAACGGGAAAGACTGTCCACTGAATTCAAGGAGGCTGATGGCAAGTTAGTCAATCAGCAAGACAAAATAAAAAGCGCACTGCTCGACTACTTGAAAGAGAACGACATCAAAAGTGTCAAGACTGACGTAGGTACGTTTTACCGTACTGTGAAGCAGAAGTATTGGACTAGCGACTGGGAATCTATGCACAAGTTTATCTTGGAGCATGAAGTGCCTGAGTTCTTAGACAAGCGACTCAACCAGAAGAACGTGAGGGAGTTCCTTGAGGAAAACCCAGACCTTCTTCCGAAAGGGTTGAACGTAGATGCAGAGTTCGCTCTGACTATAAGGAAAGCGTGATGGAGCAATTAGTTCCGATTGAGGATGTCGCTAGGCATTTTAATGTGTCAGTATCGACGGCCCGAAAATGGGTACGAGATGAGGTGATACCTGAAGGTGTTTACGTCAAGGTAGGTAAAACTCATAGGTTTTCACTGCCAGATGTGACAAAAGCGTTGATGGCCTACAAAAGCAACGGGCAACCTGCGATGCAGGAAGAAATGTCTGAGGCGTTTGACCCGTCATCATTTGACCCTGATGCGGACATTTAATGCGCCGAATCAGTATACAGGGTAGCAAGTTTACTGGGTTGGAAAGCTCGGCAGACGGTAGCGAGTCTATAGATGTAATCATAGTCAATGCGGCGGAAGTGTCTCGCTCGTATTACAAAGGTGAGTACGATCCAAAGACTAAGAAGTTACCGCATTGCTGGTCAGCTAACACCCAGACCCCTGCACCCGAAGTGCCTGAAGATCAACGGCAAAGTATGCGCTGTATGGACTGTGTGCATAACGTAAGAGGTTCAGGCAATGGAAGTGGTAGGGCTTGTAGATTTCACCAACGCTTGGCAGTTGTTGAAGAACGAGTGTTAGACAAGGTGTACCAACTACAGGTACCTGCCTCGTCCATATTTGGTAAAGAGCGTAGTAAGGGCACGATGCCGTTACAGGCTTACGCCAAGTTTTTAAGTGGGCATGGAACGCCCTCAATAGCTGTGGTTACTAGAATAAGTTTTGACGAGGAAAGCCCCGTACCGAAACTATTTTTCTACCCTCAGCGTCCGTTAGAAGAAGAGGAACTTGATGAAGTTCGGTTCATGGTGGATCACGATGACACGTTACAGGCTATTACGTTTACCGTAGATGCTTACAACGTCAACGGCGGTTCCCCATTTGCTGAGATGGAAGGGTTCGATATAAATAGCCTAAGTTAAGGAGACAACAATGGCTGAAGCAACTATGTACTACACAGTGGAAGGCGTCGAGGCGCTGTACCCACGAATCAACACCACTTATAAGTTCGACAACAAAGCGAACGGTGGTAAGGGCGGTTCCGTTAAGTGCGATCCGCTAGACGATGGCGCAGCGTACGAGATGTCCTTCGTAATGTCGGAGCCAAAAGCTAAAGCGTTGTTCAAGGCAATGAAAGCTGCTTACGACGTTAAGAAAGAAGCAAGCTGGCCCGACAAGTTTCCGCTGCCGTTCAAGAAGGACGATGACGGTAACTACGTCGGTAAGGCCAAGCTAAAAGGCGCTTACGGCACTGACCTAACCAAGCCCCCACTGCAAGTGGACGCGAAGAACAACGAACTGCCGAAAGACTTTCTGTTAACTACTGGCAGTGTCGTGAACCTTGCATTCACTTTTGTACCGTATTCGATGCGTGAAAACGGGGTAAGCCTACGTCTGAATGGTGTGCAGGTAATTGACTATAAGCCGATGCAGTCACGTTCACCTTTTGGTGTCGTAGATGGTTATGTGGCTCAACCTGATAACCCGTTTAGTGATACTACCAGCACCAGCGCGGAACCCGTTGCTGATGATTCGGATGATGAATTTGGCGATGAGCCAGATACTCCAGCAGTGGAGGAACCCAAGAAGGTCGTGAAGAAATCCGCACCTGCACCCTCGGATGACGATGACCTGAGTGCCATTGTTGAAGGTTGGGATGACTAACTTTTAGCAATAACTCCACTATGGCTAGGTTTTACCGAAGAGGGTGTGCCGACATCCCTGCCATAGTGTCTCTCGGCATTGGGTGCAAACATGGATACAAGAGAATTTTTACGGCATGTGCTGCCTTACGAAGGGGTGTATGTCTTATTTCGCAACAGTCTGACGCAAGGCAGGCACAGGCAAGTATATTTTCATTCAGTAGACGAACTTGCGGAAGCCGCTGATTACTACGACTCTGATGGCTGGGACATATACTTCGCCCTAAGCAATTACGACAAAGTAGGTACGCGCAAGGGGGAAGACGCCAAGCAAATAAAGGCGTTTTTCTTAGACCTAGACTGTGGGCCAGAAAAAGAATTTGCTTCGCAAGCGGAGGCGCTGCAAGAGCTACAAGCCTTTTGTACTGCGTTAGACTTGCCAAAACCTCTTATGGTTAACTCTGGGCGCGGTGTACATGTCTACTGGGTGCTGTCTGAACCTGTAGCAGTAGAGCAGTGGAAGCCGGTAGCTGAGCAGTTCAAGCGCAAGTGCAGTGAGCACAACTTTGATATAGATACATCCGTACCAGCCGATACAGCGCGGGTATTGCGTGTAGTGGGTACGCACAACCATAAGCCCGAGACTCCTGCGCCAGTTCAACTAATCAACAGTAAGCCTGACGTAGTTAACTTCGACTACTTTGCCAGTAAGCTGGGGATGGACACGATACC